GAGATCAAAGAAAAAGCCTTGGGTAAAGCCTTGGCTGAATTTGGTTTCAACATGGCTGCTCAAGCCTCTAAGACCGGTAGAGAAAGTAAAGGTCAAGGTATTGCTGGTTTACTCGGAAGCGCTTCAGCAGCTGCGCCTACGCTGGCTGCTTCTTTTGCCGAAAGCGAAAAACTTGCTGCTGCCGCAGATGATAACGACATGAAACTGCAAATTGAGATGCGTAAATTCAACATCGCCACACGTAAGAATGACTCCACGGCTGCAATGCAGGCTGCTACAAACATGCGTCAGTTACAGCAAAGCCAAGCAATGATTCAACAGCAGCAAGCACAACTTGCTGAAACATCACGTCACAATAGGGCGGTTGAAGGTTTGACTGGCGCGCGTATTGCTTCTTCTGGAAATGCATACAACACAGCGGTCATGAGAACCAAGAGTAACATAGCAATCAACGCACAAAAGCAGGCTGCAAAAGATTGGGCTGACCCGTTCAAAGGAATGGAGTTGAAGAAACAATACCCATCGCAAAAGTCGTATGCGCAATCGTTGTACAACGATATGTGGTCGCAAGCGATGCCTCAATTGGAATTGATTGGCACTAAATCCGCCGAGGAGTAAACGTGGCTCGATACGAGTTTAAAGCCCCTGACGGCAAAACGTATCTGTTTAAAGGCCCGTCGGGCCTGACTCAGAGCGACGTGGATTTGTTTGGTAAAAATTATTTTGGGCTTGAAGAGCCACAAGTAATGCCTGCCCCAGTGGAGAAGAAACCGGAAACTGGCTTCATTCCATCCATCAAACGTGGCGCTGCGCAAACCGGTGTGTTGTTGGGAGACATCTTGCCTGCTATGGCAGGTAGAGCAGTTGGTGCAGATGAGTACGCCGCGCAGCAGATGCGAGAAGCTGCGCAGTCTCAAGAGGAAATAGCAAAGAAATATCCAGCTGAAGTACCGTCATACACCAACATTAAAGGTGTTGGCGATGCGCTGGTGTACGCCAAGGAAGCAGTTGGTGAAGCTCTGCCTTCTCTCGTACCAAGTTTATTTACTGGCGGCGCGGCGTCCATCCTAGGGCGCGGTGCGGTAGCTGCTGCGCAGTCTGCGGCAGAAAAAGCAGTCCTTGCCCAAGCTGCCAAGGGCTTGGCTGGTGAAGAATTAAAACAAGCCGCGACGCAAGCGGGGATTCAAGCTGCACGGCAGACTGCGCTCAAGTATGAGGCAGGTGGTGCGTTGGCTGGCTCTGCGGCGCAGAACATACCTGACGTTTACCAAAACATTTATGAGGCCACGGGGCAACAAGACCTTGGTACAGCGATTGCGTTTGGTAGCTTCAACGCGGTGTTGGACGCTGCGTTACCTATAAGTCTATTACGCAAAGCAAAGCTGTCTGGAATTGGCCCCGAAGAATTAGGCGCGGCTTGGTACAAACGTGCAGGCACGGGCGTAGCCAAAGGCTTTGTGACTGAAGGCGGCACTGAAGCGTTGCAGGAAGCATCAAGCGCAGCCGCTGAAAGTTTTGTTGACGAGAACCGTGGGTTCTTCACGCCGCAGAATTTTGAACGGTTCATCAATGCCGGACTCAAAGGTGGCCTTGGCGGTGCTGGTATTACTGGCGTTGCAGACGTAGCGCTTGGCAAGGGGCCTGAAGCCGCAGCGCAGAAAATTCAGACCAAGGGGTTGAGAGATATTGAAGTGCCTGCTGATGCTGACCTAGGTCCAGAACCAGAACTTGCACATACTACAGCGGGGCGTACTGTATCCGGTTTTGAAATTACACCTGAAGGTGAAGCCGTTGCCCCGGTCCCTACTGTTGCGCCTACTGGAGCGCCAGCGACTGCACTTGATAGAAAGATTGCCGAGTACAAAAAACGTGAAGAAGATATAAACGCAGCCAAACAAAAACAACAAAGCGGCACTATCACTCCAAACGAACAGTTAATACTAGATGCAAGAATTAGAAAAAATAACAGACTCCAAAAAGAAATTGCGAACCTACAAGCAGCTCAGAAAGGAGCGCCAGATGTTGGACCAACTGACACCACAGCAGGTGGAACAAGCGTTCCAGTGGCTCAACAGCCCGATACAGTCGTACCCGCCAAAGGACTTGGAGAATCTGACCGATCTAGAGTGGTTTCTACTGGACAAGATGTTGCACAGCCTGTTGCAGGAGAAGGAACGCAGCAAACTCCAGTAGAAGAGTTTGAAGACGTACCAAGTTTTGAAGCGCCTATAACAGAAACTCCAGTAGATAAATCCCTTCCAATTGATGCGGATGAAGAAGATTTTGCTCTCATACACCCTATTACAGGGGAAAAAATAGAATCTGGAGCGCCTGTTGAAGAAACGCCCGTAGAAGAGGAGATACCTAGTGGCACTGAAACCCCTGAAGCCGTCGAAACAGAAACGCAAGAACAAGAAGCACCCGCTGCCGAACCCGCAGTAGAGATAGCTCCTGAACAACAGGAGATGTACGAAGACACACGGGAATACCACAACGGTATTGAACCCGATGCGCGGCTACACCTGCCTGAGTTTGGCGCGTTGTCGCCTGAAGAAAAACAGGTTTACTTTGAAGGTTTAGCGACTAATAATCAGCCTGAACACGATATAGCTGCTGAAAGACTGTCAGCGTATTTGGCTGAGAAGCAAGGCGTTGAACCTGAAAACGTACCTAAGACCAAGCCGTTGCCTAAGTTTGTTGAAGAACAGCTTGACAACAATAACGGAAACGCGTTTCTAAATTACCTGCGTACTTCTGCACAAGACCCCGTGCATAGAGTGATTGCGCAAGCGCTTTACAAACTCAAGCTCAAAACAAAAGTTGAAGTCGTACAAGGTTTGCCAAACAACCGCCCCGCTGAGTACGACCCCAAGACCGATACGATTCGGATGACCAAAGAAGGACAGACAGAGACTGTCTTACTACATGAGTTCGCGCACGCCGGGACCCTACGCGTGTTGCACGCGTTTGAAGAAAGCGAAGGCAGGCTGTCTCAGAAACAAGAAGACGGCGCAGTGCATCTTGACTACTTGATGAATAAGACCCGCAAGGAGCTTGGAGAAAAGTACCCTGCTGCGTATAAGAACATCTATGAGTTTGTGTCGTATGCCGTCACTGACCGCGCGTTCCAAAAAGAATTGCAACGCATACAAATCCCAGCTAGTAATTCATTGTGGGGGCAAGTTAAAGACGCATGGTCTAATTTTGTAAAAGCAGTTGCCCAAGTACTTGGCATTCCTGACACCATCGAGGCACGTAATGCGCTGATTGAAACCTTTGGCGCGTTTGAATATGTCATGGCTGCGCCAAAGGGCGCTATCCAAATGGCCCCGCTGCCTACTGAAACCAAACAGGCAGAGACATACGACGAGTCAAAGATGACGGATGAGCAGCTTGCAGCGCAGGCTGAGTCTGAAGTCCAACTTAAAGAACGAACTGCCAAATCATTCCTGCGTAATTTGTTTACCAAGAAGGGCGGCCATTGGGCAGCCACTATGTTCCAGAACGAACGCTACCCAATCAAAGTGGTAGAAGACCGCGCGCGGTTGTTTGGGATACTCAAACGTATTGGGCCTGAGTTAAACAATGTGTATGGGCAAATTACGCGTTCTGCTGGTATGGCTGTTAATTTGTATGACGAATATTTACGTGGTGCAACTGAGGAGACTCATGCAGCCGTAGAAGCATACGCAAAGAAAGCTGGATTGACTATCAATGAAGCACTAGGTCGTCTTCACATTATTTTGGAAGCACGCCACGAGCCTGAGCGTCGCCGTGTCAAATACATAAAGACAGTGCCGCTTGAGAATGACAGCAAGCGCATTAAGTTTGAAGGTAAGGAATACTCTGCCGAGGGGTTCAGAGAAGCAGTGATGCGTGAGTTAGCGCAACCGTCTTATGCAGTCACAGATGACATGACGCAGGAGCAGATCAACGCTCTAGATGAAAAGCGCAAAGAGCGCGCGCTTGACTTGCGTGCCATGCTAGATAAAGTTGTTGATGACAAGTCGTTCTGGGCAAAACAAATAAACGGTAAGCCAACTACGCCTGAAATGTTTAGCCAAAACAATGCAGCGTACAACGTGATTGCAAACCGTACACCGCGCCAGATCGCTGCGATCCTCAAAGAGCGCATAACACCTGAGACAGAAAAAGAAGTTGAAGCAGTGGTGGAATCCCTGCGCAAAGTCAATCAACTGACACAGACACTGAACAAGATGGCTAACTACCATTCACAACCTGCGTCAAACGTGATTGACTTTTATAACTTTAAAGACTATGTACCGTTCAAAGGACGTCCGGGTTTCAGGCAGATTGATGAAGAGTTCAACATCGACTCACGTCGTATCGGCGGTGACTTGCAAGAAGGCCAGAACCCTTTTGGTGGACGAGAGTCAGAGTCTGAGAATCCATTACTCCAATCCCTTGCGGATGGTGCGTCTGCTGCTATGCGTGCTGGACGTAAAGACTTGACTCTGTCAATTAAGAATGCTGTAAGAGACAAATTACTTATTGGTAAAGTCAGCAAAGACCCTATTAAGTTTGAAGATCGTTTCCTAAACAATGTTGAAAAGAAAGACATTGGCGGAGACAACAAAATATTCCATTACAACGCCGATGGAACAGTAGACATCATTGAACTCAATGACCCTAAACAACGCGAAGCCATTCGCCGTTCATACAGAACAACGCAGCCGTTGATTGATATCGCTAACTCCATTACAAGTGGTATTGGGCAGATGCACACACGGTACAACCCAGCGTTTGCACCAATGAACTTTGTACGTGATGCGCTGACTAACGCCTTTACACTTGGTGCTGAACTTGGCCCGACTAAAGCAGGTCAATTGCTGACTGCTGTTGCTGCGGATGTGGCTGGTGGTGGCATGGCTAAGTCTGTGCGGTTCTCAAACCTCTACGCAAACGGTAAGTTTGACAAGCTGAGAGAGCTTGCGACCAAAGACCAATACTATGCTGACCTGCTTGAGTACGTACAGCTGGGTGGCCGCGTGTCGTACCTCCAAGGGCTTGCTGCCAAGGGCGCGCTTGATGGACTGATGAAAGAGATTGGTCGCAGTGGCATCTTGCAAAAGAAAGATCAGGTAGACAAGTTCATTGACATCTATAACGACATGTTTGAATTGTCTAGCCGCGCCGCTACATACCGCCTGTTGAAGGATCAGTTTTTTGCTGAAAACAAGTCAAGTGGCAAGTTCAAAAACGATGCTGATGCGTTGGCTGACGCTAAGTCTCAAGCAGTTGAATATGCCAAAAACCTAGCCAACTTTGAACAGGTTGGTCGTTGGGGTAAAGGTGCTGGTGCTGCGTTTATGTTCTTCCGCCCAGCTGCTACAGGTGCAGTCAGGGCTATTGAAGCTTTGGCCCCAGCGTTTGGTTTCGATGAAGCAAGTTTTAGAGAAGAGGCTGCCGCACAGGGCCGTACCGAAGAGCAAATTGAACGTGCGGTGAAAGAGCTTAAACAGCGGCAAACCAACGCAAGGTACATGTCCACAGGACTGATTGGTGTAGGCGTGGCTATGTATTACATGGCGCTGATGATGGCCGAAGACGACGATCAAGGTCGTAACAAGGTTGTTACAGATGACATGGCGCGCTGGACTCGCTACGCGCGCTTTCACATCCCCGGCACAGATGTAATTATTCAAATTCCTTGGGGCTTTGGTCTTGGCGCGTTTGCATCTGCTGGCGCACAGATAGCGTCTATTGCATCCGGTAGGACATCCCTGCTTGATGCGTTTGGAAACATTATAGTCACAGGACTTGACTCATTCATGCCGCTTCCAATATCGCGTATCAGTCCAATAGAAAACTTCCCAGCGTTTGCGATGGACTCAGTAACGCCCTCTATGTTCCGTCCGTTCTTTGAGTATGTGATGAACTTAGACGGTCTGGGTCGTGAGATATACAACAACCGTCAATCACGGTTTGGCGACGCCTACACAGGTGGCGACAACATCCCAGAGATGTACAAAAAAGCCGCGAGAGAATTGTTTGATGCAACAAATGGGGCATGGGACTGGAGTCCAAACACCATGTACTTCTTTGCCAACAACTATTTTGACGGTATGGCGAAGATGGCCTCAAGCGCAACGAATGTTGGACTGACTGTGGCTGGGTCAAAAGAGTTTGATCCTAAGAACGATATGGTGTTCCTCAGTAGCTTTATTGGGTCTAAATCAAATATTGATGCCCGTGAATTCAGTAGCATTGAAAAGCAGGTCAAGGAAATGGAGAAGCGCATCAATGCGCTTAAAGACCGCCCCGAACAGTTGGAAAGATTCATGGAGGACAACCCCACTGCCTATCCTGCTGTGGAGTTCTACAATGCGCAAGTGAATGGAACATTGCGTCAAATCCGTGCCGCCGCAAATCAAGTTCGCGCAAACAAAGATTTAACCATCATGGAACGCAAAGAGCAGCTCAAACAGCTCAACGACATGTCAAGCTTGGTCAAGCACAGGTTGGTCGAAGCCTTCGACATGCTTGATGTCAAACCTTAAGCAACACGCCAAACACGTATGCCAAGAACACCGTCTTCAGTGACGGTGTGTATTTTTACTTTTACATCGCTTTTCTTTGCCGCATTATCCGCCGCATACGTTAAGTATGCAGGCTTCATAGTCGGTATAAAGAAGCTGTCCCCCACCAGCATGGCTGGATAGGGGAACAACCAGACGGGTTCATCGTAGGGCTTACTCGCTGACGACAGCTTCTTCATTTACGGGAAAGAGGTGAGTCATGTCCATTTCGAACTCGTAGGCTTGGATGTTTGTTGTGCCGAACGCATCCTTCCACCCTGAAGCCATCTGCTTGCGTATTTTGCTCTTGAGCGTACCGCGCCGTGTCAGATTGGATTCAAACTCTCTCACCCCCAACTTGATATCTTTGAGATATGTTTTCATGGCAGAGGTAGAGATGTATATCTTGCCCTCATCGACTTCGGCACGGATGTATAGCGCTTGCTTCGGTTCGGTTGATGTACGACCGTCTTTGATGACCAACGCAGATTGAATGTACTTATTGATGAAGTCACCAAGGATGTCTTCGTATGCGCTGGTCTTGTCCTTAGACTTGCCGTTGATTGTGTCCATGATGCCCTGCCCCACCACGCCGATGATGCGGTCTAGATCAAAGTTAAACAGGCCGAGTCTGTTGCCGTCCTCTCCCGCCACCCTTGTCACAGCCAACACGTTGGCAATGAATCGGTACTCAGCATTGTCTGTATAGGCGCGGCTGTAATCAAGGTACTCGTTACGGATGCGCTTTTTAATTTCAGGTAGAGTTTGTTTATACAAGTCCTTGACGTATACGGGGCCAGCAAAGCCGTAATTAAACTTCAATGGTTCAAACATCAACAGACCCCGCGCCATGTTCAACTCGTAGCCCGGCTCTGATGGGCGTGGGACTTCTGGTTCAATAATCCGTACATCTTCTGGGTTGGTGTTTGCTTTGTATAGCGCAATGATGTCCTTGAGTGGGGTGTTTGTAGTGATGATTGCCAACAGGTTTGTAACAAACGACATCTCTCGTTCTTGATTCACGGAGGCCTGAAGTCGTAACTTGGGTGCGCCAGATGAGACGTTGTATGCCACATGTGAAACAACCTTGCCATCTGTGTTTGACTGCTCGTCCATACCAAACAAAATGTTTTTGCAGGTAATCATCCGCTGCATGAGAGCGTTCTGTGTTGCATCAAAGACCGCCAAGTTCTCGCAGTTACCCCACACACTCAATGCGCCATTCAATGCGCCGGTCTTACCGTTGCCAGCTTCACCAAACAGAGAGTAAATAGCGCCGTTGACGTTTGTGAATTGCATCAACGGGGAAGCCAAACCACACAGCACAGCGAAAGCATGGTATTCATAGCCGGGGTCATTGAACATCTGAATGGCTTTCTTCCATTCATCAAACGAACCTTTCTCGTGAATATTCTTCACTACGTTCTTCGCCATCGGGGAAGGTGGGCAGTACCGCTCTTCTCCATCTGCCATGTGCTCTGTTGTACCCAATACAAATGATTCGTTGTTCTCTGTCCATCCTTGTTGTATTCTCATAATACTTGCCCTTTGTGTTTGCATTAAAAAATCCATCCACTTCGTGATGTAGCTTGACACCATCGGAGCGTGGCGCTGGTCAAAGTTGATGCCTTGAAACAGTAGTGCTGACTTCAGCCTGTCCACTGCGCCAACATCTTTGAGTGGGAGTAAAAATTCACGGGTTGGGTCTATTGGCAGTACCGCCCGCATCACCAAACATTCCCCGTCATGTGGACTGAATACCCGTTGTGTTGGGAAGAAGTCCACAGCAGAAATCATTTCTGGGGGGTCTTGAACCATTCCTTTTTTTGTTGCTCTGGGAGCTGGCTGGAAATAGATTCCGCCGTTGACTCCTCTGGAGAAGGGGAAGAGGGCGTCGGGGAAGAAAGGAATTTTTTCGGTATTCTCTTCGACCCGAACTGATTCCTGCGTATCTGTTTGACTGTCATCAGGCTCTCTGTCAGTAGACTGTTGTGCGGTTCTAAGGACTTTGCCAAGTTCGATAGGCCCACGTTTTCCAAACTTTCCTGCATAGGCGCATCCTTTGCATCCTCCTGCGTTGGTTTTTTCGAAGGCGTCACAACTGAATGACCAGTCGACTTCAAGGGACTGGGCGGCTTTTCGCTCAGTCTCTTCCCAAGAATATTTTGGGTGGTCTTCTGACATGAGATGTATGGCAGTACTGCCATCACGACACCGAGCGGCGACAGATATTCCAGCGTACCAGATCGGCTCTGGACAACTAGCGGCGTTTTCGAGGATGTATTTAATTTGTCCACAACCGTTCCCTTCTACACTCATCTGCGCTATGCGCATGAAGTCATATTCAAAATTGTCGTTACGCTTTTCGTAGATAGCTTTGGTATCAGGGTCAAGACCCTTTTCAACCTTCTTCAGATCGAATGGCAGTTCAACTGCGCCAAGACGCTCAGTCCAGTACTCAAACGATGTTGGTTCAGCGTCCTGAATTACTGCAACAGGTAACGCCTCACCCTTCAGATTACGAGACCCCGGCACTCTAAGGACTCGTGCCAAGTCTGCTGTGACTGTCTCATCAATGTGCAGGTCGTTGTCGAGGCAGAATGACTTGAACTTTTCAGCGTATGGCTTCCAATCCTCGGCAGGTACTTCATCATCAAAAGGCCAGTATGCGTGTATACCGCGCCCAGAGTTGACAATAATCGGTGGTGGTAGGTCAGTGGTCTGTACAAACTTGTGTATCGCAATTAACCCGTCCGCCCACTCCGCATACGGCTTCCCTTCGCCGCAGTCTAGGTCAACGAAGAAGGCGCGCATGAAAATACAACCTGCCGCCTTACGTTCGTACCCCTCAAATGTCCCCAGTGCAAAGAATGTGTTGTAGTTCTCTTTGTCGAAAGCAACCATCTGTTCAATGGCGCTGTCAATGTCATCAACAAACCGTGGCTTTACGCTCTTATCTTTGATACCTACTACACAAATGTTGCCCTGCGTTGGCAATACTTTCTCAAAAAATTGTTTATTCATGATCGCAGAGACAAAAACGGCGGGAGTTACCCCGCCAACAAATGAAATAGCTTATTCAGCCCGTTTTGCTATCAGAAGCAGGTTTGATGGGACGTCCAATCATGTCCCTCAAGTATGCTTTTGCATCGCGTAGGTTCTTGCACGGCAAGATACCTTTTTTCAAATCCTCCTCCACTAAGGCGATGAATGTTTCTATGCGCTGACGTTTCTTGAAACGTATAGCCCCGCCTCTGAACCACGTGTGGGTGGTTGCTCTGGTGACTTCAAACACTTGCGCTATGTAGGCAGACGGAAGATTCGCTTTGATGCAAACCTTCGCAAGATCAATTCCTAACCGATAGACATTTGTGTTGTCGATCAAGTCCAACAACTCGGGGCTATATCCTCTGCTCATTACTTCTTAGACCATTTCTTCAAGACGTCGTTGACTTCCTCTACCTTGGCAGGGGCGGCTTTCGCGGTCTCGCGCTTGGTCGGCTCAGGAACAGCCTGCGCAGGCGCTTCAGCTTCAGCAGTCTCATCCATCTTGAACACAGTCAACTTCACTGCGTTCTCAGCGGCGGTTGACTTACTCTGACGCGCGATGATTTCACGTGCATCAGCGGATACTGCGGCCTGTGGCGAGAACAACAACTTCGGTGTAGAAGAGTTGGTATCAAACTCCATCTTGGTCACGATGCGCCCAGCAGACACGTTGTTGTTGGCAAGCATCTGGATGTATGGACGGAAAGGCCAACGACCATTCTCCTCTTTACCGAACGCTGATGTAGCGGGTAACACCAACTGATATACATCACCAGCTGGGTCATTCGGTAACACAACAGCAGTGCGCCAAGACAAGCGGCAAGCTGTACCTGTACCGCCTTGACCTGAACCCTTTACAGAGTTGGGGCAGTCAGCACAAGCTGAAGCAGGTGGTTCTTTCACATCTGCGTCAGGTGTTTTGGAATCGCTTGACCAGCAAGAGGGAGCGATCTTCACGCCCTTCTTGTATGTCTGGCTGTAGTAGGTGCGAGACGCATCGTGAGCCATCTTCACAAAGATGACGTTCATTGAAATGTCAGTGTTGACACTTTGCTCTTTACCGCCAACGATTTTGCGGAACACACGCCCTTCAATCGAAATGCGTTTGTTACCCTTCGTTGCTCCCCCTGCAACTGCAAGAGTATCTTCATCAAGTCCAAGCTCTACGAGGTCGGACGACTGCATGATGGTTGCGAGATCATTACTCATTTTTTCGTTTTCCTTAAACTGAAACTTCACTGGTTGAACTGGCCTTACGCACGGTGATATCAAACTCGCGCAAGGCATTCACGCCGGGAGGTAACCCTTTAGAGTCGCGCCCGTTCATGAATTCTTTGAAATTGCGTTGATGGATGCGGCGTTCAAGTAAATCAATCGAGCCTTCTGTCTCGACAAACTTCCTGAAGTGATCCCAATCAGTGCAAAAGTATCTTTCCTTGACTGTCCTCGTGACAGTGCCATGTACTGTTTTAAATCCATTTAGATTCGCCTCATTGCAAACTGCAAGCAACGCTTGTTCCAAGCGCGTCATATCTTCTTTGAGTTCCGCATCTGCCGATTCGTACTCGGCTTTTAGGTTCTCACGTTTGCGTCTGATTGTCAAATAGGTTTCTACTAACACATCTGTGTCACTCATTGATTTCTCCTTCTTCGATTTCTACTCTGTACAGGTCTACTAATTGTTCGTGCATGTCTACTTTGTTCTGAAGCATTGTGTACATGCGCCGTTCCACCTCAGACCCTTGAAGGTGGATTACTGTCATTTTGTTTTTCTGTCCCACGCGGTCGATCCGAGCAATACACTGTAAATATGTCTCTACAGACATTACTGGAGACCAGAAGACCACAGTGTCTGCGGCAGTCAATGTAACTCCGTGCGATGCGGCTTGGGGTTGAATCAATAACACTCGTGGATGCGCTATGGTTTGGAATGAATTAAATATGGCTGACCGTTTGCTTGCGCTGACATCTCCAGAAATAATTTCATTGGTGATGTCATTCTTCTCCAGATAATTTTTTACAAGATGCAGGGTATGCTTGTACGGTACAAACACAATCACTTTATGGGGCGACTCATCAAGCACCTCATGCAACACTGACAATCTAGGCTGAACATCAAACTCAACCACGTTGCCGTCATCTGTATACACAGCCCCGCCTGACAATTGAAGCAAGCGGCTCAGTGCGGCGGCGGCATTGACTGTGCTGATCGTCTCGCCAGCCGCTTGTATCTGCATCTCTTTTAAAAGTTCTCGGTAATACTTCATCGCTTGCGGCGTGAGCGGTACGAGGCGTGTCTGGTAAGTAACTTCTGGTAGATCAAGACACTGTGCCTTCTCGTATCTGATGGCAGGTTGAAGCGCCTTGAACACTGTGTCCTGTGCGTTGGGTTTCGGAACCCACTTGAACTTGGTTATTTGACGCATTACAGCGTCTTTCCAAGCCGTAGCGTAGCGTGGCACTCCGTTGGGATTTATGAGCTTGGCAAGCCCGAACGCATCCTCTGGTGACTGTGATGCAGGTGTGCCTGTCATCATCCAAAGGTACGTGTCCTTGGTCAGTATCCTAGCGAGGGTGCGCCAGCGCTTTGTCGATGTTGTCTTGTATGCGTTGGCCTCGTCAATGATGATTAAATCAAACTTGCCAGCGATCTCTTTCTCCATGACACCAACACCATCGTAGTTGATGATGACAAAGTCATAGAGTCCATTGATGATCTTTTTACGCTTTGATGTTGCGCCGTGTGCAATGCCACATGTCCTGTGCATCGCTGTCTTGAACAAATCTGCTTGCCATGCGGACTGCATGATTGACAGAGGGCAAACGACTAACACACGTTTCACGATACCCTGATTCATTAAATAGTCAGCCGCCCATATAGCCGCAGATGTTTTACCTGTACCTGCCTCGTTGAAACAGAACGCACGTTTGTTCAGAGTCAAGAACCGTGAAGTATCTCTTTGATGATCGAATGGCTGAAACATTCCCGGCCACTCGTAGTCGCGCTCAATAGGTGATGGAACTTTTATGGTGGGTGGGGTGAGGTAGGTGAGACGTTGCATCTCATCAAGCCCCCAATGCACTACGACATCAGCGATGCCGCCTTTGTCTTCTAACACTTCGCTACGTTCGATGTAGCTTTTTATTGTCTGTGCAATGTCGGACGGACATTCAAAACGCACAGCTATGTTGTTCACGATTTCCACTTATTCCCCTTGACTGAATTGAAACTGCTTTACGTGCGGGGAACGCCCCGCACGATTGACCCTGTCACAGTGGAGCATGAGGACTAACGCTCATGGTCTGTCGGTCAACTGACAATGGTTTTGACTATGCAATCAATCTAACGAGCCACTCATGCCTTACGCCCGATTGAGAGTCCAAATCAAACGAAACCCCTCTCAATGATTCCAATTATGGAGTCGGTTTTTTATTTGTCAAGTTATTTTTTCAACTTTTTTTCACGCTTGCTGGTTTCCGATATAAGCGCCCCAGCAGAGTTGCGTTTGAATGAACGGTTTACAGACGCGCTCTCTACACGCACACCGTCACCGTTTGAACCACCTCTTGACAGCGCCTTGCGATGCGCAATGTCTTTACCTTCACGAGCATCAGCAGTGCCGTCACCATCTGCGTCTCTGCCCTTCTTGTCCATCGCACGACGCGCGCGTTGACGCTCCATGCGGTTAGCCAATTCGCCACGGGCTTTCTGCTGTTGGTATTCTTTTTTGTATGGCCTAGGCTTGTTCACGTAGGGCATAGTGTTTCTCCTTCATGTGCTTGATTGCGTTGATGGTGAGCTTCACATCCGCAAGCGCCTGAATGCCAGCTTCGACTGCCTCGTCAAAGTCATTGTCCAGTAGCTTATTGTGCAGTTTTTTCAATGCTGTTTCAGCCATCATCGCGTGATAGGCGTAATCTATCAATACGTCGTCCTTCATTTATCTTTCCTTATGGAACTGGCATCGTTTTACGGGACACCATCCGCACAATGGTGTGGGGTTTTCTTGCCAGACACCGTTCTCATACGAGAGGCGTAGGCGCTCAAGGTGGGGGTAGAAGTCGCCCCAAAGTTTTTCCTCATCCTCCCTACGGTACTCAGAGGGGAAGAAGTGTTCGTGCATGACAAACAGAAGACCTGCCTTCACATGTACGATTTCAGGGTAGTGTGAAAAGACCATTAAGGCCATCAGCTGTAACTGTTTGGGGTCAGGGTATTTACTACTGCCTGTCTTGTAGTCCACGATGAACGCAGTGTCACCGTTCAAGACGACCAAGTCAGCGATACCACGCACCCAGTAGTCATTCCACTTCGACGGCTTGCGGTCAAACCCCAGCGCCATGCGCAGTTCGGGATGCTTGATGCCATCCATTTCAATCAGGGGTTGGAGTTGATTGGCGAATCTTTGGTAGTCAGGTGCAAGGGGCTTGCCCTCACCCACATAATCCTCGACTGCCTTGTGTACCTCTGTCCCGTAACGCATCTCTGCGGTGGGGAACTTGGTGTAGTTCTTCAGTACTTTGATTTCTTGATACTGCCGTGGGCAGTTTTGGTAATCTTTAAGACTGGAATAAGACCATTTGACTTCGTGTGCTTCCATGACTGATTTTCACTGTGTTTGGGAAGCCCAATCATATCGTTTTTCCTTGTAATGACCAACAGCATAATCCTTAATGATCTTGCCATTAGCCTCGTCGCCCACCAGCATAGGCTCGACCCACGAACGCTTTCCAGATTTATATGTTCTCCAGTGACCGCGCCTCCAATGCTGCCGAGGCGATGCGTGTGTACCGTGAGGTGTTGATGGCTCAGGTGGCTTTTTACCTGTAATTGAAATCAATCGAAATTCAATCAACGGAGTTTTGCCTTTGCGCAACTTCTTCTGATTTACTTCTATGTCTCTGGGAGTGGGTATGGATATGTACGCCTCACCTGTGTGGTAAGTCATCATGTAGATTGCTCGCAATACATCACGCGCAATCTGCGCTACCGAATCTATATTTAACCAACCTACTTGCTCTGAATGCACATGCGGAAATACTTTTAGAGTACCGTTTGACGTCTGTGTAATCGCTAATCTTGTTGTGGCTATGTGTAGCTGAGAGGACTCGGCATCAACTGCAAGGAACGAATGAACGAGGATACCGTCGCCATCTTGAGTAGCTATGTGAAAAGCAAATCTATTGACGCTACTATGTTCGTTGTTTTCGCCGTTAACAGTAACGTATGTTTTTCCTAATACTGTGCGTTCTTCTTCAAGCTGACCTGTCACCACGCATATCTTGGGGAAGGGTAAATTTATTCTGCCTTCTTCTACAAATACATCAGTCCAGTCCCCTGTACCATGATAAAAATCTGACGGCTGAAAATTACGTTCAATAATTATCTTAGGAAACTTTAAGAACGCCTGAACAACTTCTTCACCTGCGCCTTCTGAGCATATAACATTTTTATCTTTTATTACTGTTGATATTCTTCCAAGCACATACCTCATACCCAGCACTATCTTTGGGTCAGACTTAAAAGCTTCTCGTATTGATGGATAGGTTTTGTTTTCAGCAATCCTACCGAACGAAATTATTTTCAGCGTTTTATCAGGAATCGTTTGTGTCATCAGCAGTCTCCATAGGTTGCACCGACTTTTGTTTCACATGCCACTGGCAAGCCTGTCGCCCAGTCGGGTGGGGTAGACATTACTTGGTTGATGTACGCTATCGCTTCGGGTACATCGTCCTCTTGCACAACAACAACTGCCGCATCATGCACTGTTAAAGCAATACGGTATCTCTCGGATATGGCGAGCATCTGTTTACCTACGACGATTCGCGCCAAGGCTTGCACCACGTTCTCTGTGATACTACCGCCCCAAGTTGAGACTTCACCCCTGCGTGAATCGTAAACAATCTGTGACTTACCATCCTTGTCCATGCGCCTCAAGTTGGGGTAGCGTATGCGCAGACCATTTGGCAGGATGACGCCCTCGTTGTCATAGAACAAACAACCGTGTTCACCAAGCTGTATTGGCTTCTTGATGTTGCCATTCATCATGGTGTCAAGCATCCTGTCAGCGTCGCCCCATAGTTCAGGTATCTTGTAATTCTTTTCCCGATAAATACCCACGATGGTCTTGCACTGTTCTTCGGGGAGCTTCACGCTTACTGGTTGAGCCGTAGCTAATGTGTGTTGTAGCTTGAATGCGCCTGTACCAAAACCCAATCCCAAGATACATGTTTTGCCCACGAATCGTTCCACCTCATCAGCTTTGGTAATCGTCCTGTTGTAGACCGATGATGAAAATATAGAGTAGACATCTTCACCGTCAGCAAACTGCTTGACGACGTCCTCTTGCCCTGCCAACCACGCAAGTATCCGCGCCTCAATCTGCGACGAGTCAGAGTTAATCACCATGTAGCCCTCTGGTGGCACGATGGCTTTCTTCAAAGCTTTCTTCTTCGCATCCCTGCTCGGCAAGTTCTGGAAGTTCACCTTGTCAGTACCTGACCACCGCCCAGTGTGTGCGCCGTAATACTTCAACGGGATAGGTAACCTACCCTTGTTGCGTAACCCTATGCCCATGAACCGTTCAAGTCGTTTGGTTTCAAGCGTTGACTTCGTCCCCAAGCGCACAGCGCACAGGTGTTGAATAAAAGTATCTTCGCTCTCAGTCAGTGCGATGAATCCTTCATCCTTCTTGGCAAGTGCTGGCACTTCCTTCTTCTGCTTCACGCTCATCTTCATCGGCACAGGTACGCCCAGCTTCTCCAACACCTTGGCAAACTTGGCATTGCTCGACAGCTTCTCGCGCACCTCCTCCTCTGTGGCGCATTCAAGGTCAGTCATCAGTGAAGCAAGCAAATCTGACTTCTCTTTCGCCAAGTCATCAAATCGCTCTTTCAGGGTATCCTGATTCACATACAGCATCGGGTCGGTGAACATGCGCAACGTCATGTCTATTAACTTCAACTCGTCAGGGTCAAAGCTCGGCATCATCAGTAAGAAAAGCTTGTATGTCAGGTCTACATCGTTTTTACAATACACACCGTACAGTGCAAGCTCTTCTTCTGTGAAGTCTAGGCGTGTCTTGTTGATTGCTTTGACAACCTCGTCGCCCTTCTCCCCGATACCATAGCGCTTTGCAAGGGCGGCAAGTGAACCACCTGCGTCCACCCCATGCAATGCTCTCGCCATTGACAATGTATCCAACAATGCCATTGGTTTGATGTTAAATATCCAACTGAGGATAGCGCCATCGAACAGCGTGTTGTGCGCCAAGACAGCACTACCCTTCCAGTCAAACTGCTTGAAGAACTTACGTATCTGTTCATGTGTCCCTGAAAACCAAACTGGCTCTCCAGCATCCACCTGAACACTTACACCTATGACCTCAAACCGAGGGTCTCGCACGTACTCTTCAGTCGTCTGCTTTTTGAACCCAAGGTCTGTGTCGGTGTAGTACGTCTCAAAGTCAAGAGTTATTAGGGACATTGTTTGTTATTTCTCTTCGTAGATACCAAATAGCTTTCGCCAAGTCTTGCGCTTTGCTTCCCTTGTGGTCGGCTCGTGTGATGTACTTTATGGCGTTGCCCAAGTTGTAATTTAACTTCTTGGCTTCAATAAAGTCAATCGTCTCTAACCCACCCACTTTGTAATGCGACGGCTCATTCACTGGGTCGTGTGGTTTGTCGATGTCAACACCAAAATGTTTCTCCACAATTGTAGGTTTAACAATCGGTGTTATCGCAGTCTTCGGTGTCAGAGTGTTTGCCATCTTGCGTATCTTATGGCGCATCACATACACATACTGCTTAGAGATATTAAATTTCGTTGCAATAGTTTCTGTGGTTGCGTTTGGATGGTATGTCATGTACGACAAAACCTTTTTTGATTTCACTGTGTCACGTTGTTTTTTGGCTGTAGCCATTTCTCTCTCCTTGGTTGATTAAAACAATGATTCCTCTGAGTGCTTAAGCACTTCTTGCTTTTGTAACTTTTCTAGCGAACGCCCATCTACTCTATGGAACGGCCACCATTTAAGCAACTGCTCTTGGTTCAAGATTTTTGGTTCTGAACATTGATTCTTTTTTTCTGACTTTCGATTAAATAATTCCTTAGCCATACAGCTCCTCCTAGTTTTCGCCATTCTTTGAACAGCTCTTGTGTTAACCGCGCCCCAACAATCTTTGGATTGGTCGTCAGTTCAGTCTTGGGTCTTGGCATTGGTGTTGTTCCCCTGCGGTTCTTGTTAAGAAAATTAAATTGCAGCTAGTGCATCTGTACACCAACCCCTGCTCAACGATTGTCTTGCGCTCACCATGTGAGCCGCGCACTTTACCAAAGAATGTTCTGATTGCTTCAAGCATGTCTACTCCAATCTGTGTATCCAAGAATCTTCATCATCGCTGTTTCATGTATGGCATCCCACCAAAACCTAACGCCTCCTTCTGTTACAACGAATCGCCATAACGTGCCGTAGTCATCGGTCGTGTACCAAACATCGCGTGTCGTTAGTCTGCCGTTGATGTTGTGTACTTCAAGCATTTTGTTGTTCCTTCCATCGTTTACACATACGTTTCACGTTTTCACTTTGTTTCTGCCCACGCTTGCGTTCGCATACGCCACTGATTGATTTCATCTTTGCTTTTTGTTTCAGCGTCAGCGGTGCGGGTGGCGGTGGTGGGTCAGGGAATAAACCATTGAACCCCACTGTGGTCAACACAGCACTGAGAATGAGTCGGTCAAGCACTGTTCTTCTCCTTGATCTTGGCTTCTATGGCATGGGCAAACCGCATAGATTGTGATTTCAGAATCATTGTGGTTTCTCCTCATCTTCAAAGTCCATATCAGCAGGGTGCGGTACATCGTCATGGACAATGACACCATACTCATCTGCCAGTAAAAACCGACCGCAAATTACGCAGTGGTAACCCTGTTTCAATACTTCAATCATGTGTTCTTCTCCTTGAGTTTGGCTTCAATGGCTCTAGCAAAGTCTTCAACCCAACCACCAAAAAGAATGCGGTACTCATCGGCAATTGGCTGAAGTTCATTGTTTGTCAGACCTACCCATGTGCGCTGATGTGTAAAAAGTGGAATACGCTCTAAATTAACGACAGTCGGCGTATGCCACATGATTGGCTTTGCAAATTCCAACTTGCGTTGTTCCACATTGATGTATGCAATAGGTTCTTGTCTCATGCTTCACCTCTGGCTCTGATGATTGTGGCAATAGCATTTGTCATCCTAATCATGTATGGATGCCCATTCTTTGTCATTTCTTGAAAAACATTGGCAATTGCTTCACGCTCTTTGGCGGCTACCAGTTTGGCAAAGGCTTCAATACTTAATCGAAAATCATAATTAAATTCATTTTTAACCCCTGCTTGATGAGCCATCTCATAGATTTCATCTTGTGTCATGCGTAGTCCCCCTCCTCCGTATGTTCAGTCAGTCGTGCAGTCAACCGAGCAATGCGTCTCTCGTTATATTTAATTGCCGCATCTGCATACTCAGCCGCAGTCTCTGCTTCCAGCTTGCGTAGGTGTGCTTCGTGCAACTCTTTGGCAATCACCTCATGGATGGTTCTTGCTCGCATTACATCTTTGATGTATTTGATTGTTGATTCTCTGAAGCTCATCGCTTCATCCCCCTGATATAGATTGCAAACGAACTGATGGTGTCTTGTCCAAAACCTGTCAGCTTCTCGACGTGCTGTGCCACTTCTTCAATCACCAAGTTGCGTACCACGATTGGGTACATCGCTTCAAATGCAGCCCTCACCGTTTCCTGCTTCACCTTACTCATGCGTTCCAACTCGTTGAACGCTTCGTTTTCGTCAGGTGTCGTTGGTTCAATCATCTTTACCTCCGTTTTGCATATAGAAAATTGCCGCAATGAACACAGCGCCCACAACCACAACCATGAACGCGCCAAAGCCCATCAAAATTACAGTCACAAGTACATCCCACATGTCAGCCCCCTGATACCAGTTTTAATAAGTCAGCTCCCAGTGAACCAATGTTTGTTTCATTGACAACAATTGCAACGCCCCCTGCTTTGCATATCGCATCCAAGTTGGAGTCCTGCAACCGTGTGGTCTTACCACCGTTCGCTTTGCACTCAATACCAACGAACCGTCCGTTGATGCAACATAGGATGTCAGGGACACCTGAACGTCCGAATACGCCAGCCACGGGCATGGTGTAGTACGCGCCCAATGATTCAAGCACTGCTTTTACTTTCTTCTTTACTTTGGCTTCTGGTGTGTCTGCCATTGGCTATGTCCTCCAAGAATTCATTCGTTAAAACAAGCATGTACATACCGCGGTTGATGCGCCAACCAATATCGTCAAGTGATGGGTCTTGATGATTGATATATACATTGATGGGGTTGATTTCCCAATCCACATAGTCCCTCGTCGGGTATGCGTTAATCATGGATATGGCTGTCTTGACACGGTCAGGAAGTGTTTCATTGGTGAACATCCTTGAATGGTTTTCACCCACACTTATCTCGTATTCATCTTCAGCCGTCCACATCGGTACACGATAGCTGTAATCCAACATGCTATGTGTTATCGGGTGATAGCCTTTTCTCATGGGGCTGTCTTAGGTAAAGCAACCCACAGCTCATCACCTGCGTAGCCTGTTGACACATCAATGTCTGGATAGTATGTGTCTCTGCGCGGTAAACCTAATTCATTGCGCATGTCGTTTTGTGACTGCGACTGCATGTATGTGTTTATCATCAACACGTCAGCTGTGAATTCAGGAACATCTTTCAGACTGTCATAGCGTTTCAGGCTACCCTGAATATCAACCTTCCCATCATGGTATGTTGCTTCACCAACAAGGTAGCAAGGCTTATCACCACTTGTGATACCAATGATTCTTGCGCCATTTTTAAAGCGTTTTGCATTTTCATTACTTGATTCAAACTGTTTCATTTCGGACTGATATGTTTTGTACACTGCGCTGAGTATTTCATTTTGTTCATGCGAAATACATTTGTCAAGTAATACGTGCTCAATTAAATCTATCGTCAGCCTATCAGTGATAGAAATTGATGGTACTCTATCCTTAGAGACATTTATAAAAGCATATCTGATGCCGTGCTTAAGCGCTTCGTGCATGGACTTAACTTCGGGAATCTCTCTGTTCTTCTTGAGGTTTGTTATAAGAGTTTTAATTTTGTTTGAGTCCCTCGTGTTCGAGTTGGCTCGCGCTGTGCCTTTGGCTTTCTTGATGATGTTTGGGGATTCAAAGAAATAAACTGGCTCGCTTGCGCCACTTGAGTTGCAGTGCATCTCCGTATAAATAAAACCGAGTTGAATTCCATCAAGAGAAAGAACTCTAAGACGTGATGAGACGATATTTCCACTCACGATTGCGTTTACTTGCACACCGAATTCCCTACAGAACTCATACGCAAACTTCACAATGGGAGTATCTTTGTTCAGCTCGTCGATTGTTTTTTGGACATCACCATAGGGTGAAATGATTGCTGACATATTACTCATTGCATTCTCCTGTTGATTAAATTAAAGACGTTCTACCACTTGCCCGTTGGACTTCACGATGGGAGTCCACTTCGTACTTCTGATGTTTTCATCTGCGGGTATCAGGTTGTAGTCAAACACTTGCGTACCTGCTCTCTTGTAGACATGTTTATCAAACTCTGTTGCTATGAATTTCTCTACATGTTCTGTAAATCTATTAACACTTGAGTCAACTTGATAGCTTGCCCACCACCAACTTCTCCCTAGCGTTGTGATATACACAGCGGCATCTGCGTACCGTTTGGTATCCACCATTTCTTCAAACTTGTTAAAGTTAAAATGTCTACTGTTCTGCCAGATGTCCCCCAGCTCTTGGTCAAAGTCATCAAACATCCCTTTGAACCCTTCGCCGTTCATCGCATTCAAGAACATCGGATGTAATGTCTTGAAGTCATCGTACTTCTTCAAATGTTCTCTTGCTCTTTTGCGATTCACGGTGGGGTGATACCATTCATAAGGCGTTATCACCTTGCCATCTACAAGAGATATACGCGCGTCTTTGAACAGCGGATGCAATCTGCCTTTGTTATCTCTGACGATAGTGCCACCATATTTTTTGCTATGGCACACGTGTTGTCCAACGATTCTAGAAAGCATCGCCACATCCCAAGACTTCAAGATTTGTACGGTGTTGTCTGGATACACATACGCATGGGGCATGATTGATTCACGACGAGATTGAGTTTCCCCATCCCTTGTGCCTTCTATGTAAGTGAATGAACAGTTCCATATAGAAACAACTCCGTCCTCACTCACAGTGAAGTGTCTTGCAGAATATTTTCTGCTACCAAGCGGGTAGGCTTTTGCTATCTTGCCACGATAGGGTTTTACCTTCTCCACATCTTTCATGTAGTCTTTGTACTGTCTGTGTTTTACATCATAGAAAGTCATTGCATTCCTCCATCAGTTGTTAACGAAAACCATCTTGCCAGCAGGGGGCGTCCAGTGTTTGTTGTGTGTAACAAGCCACAGCGTTGGCGCATCGACCTGCCACTGCACATCGTTCTCCAAGTAGCCATCGGTGAACACCACCACACACTCTGCCTTTATCTTCTTCTTGTTTATGTATTCAGAGACACATGAAACCCTAGTTCCGCCCCCACCCAGTGGCTTGAGCAAAGAACCAATCTGCTCATAGTTCTCTGTGAACAGTTGCTCACCATGCACCTTGGTGTCCCACCACAAAACGCGGATGGCTTCGGGCTGAACAGCCTCTGCGATTGAGACCAGTTCTGTGGCGAATACGTTAAGTTGCTCTTGGTCAATCGAACCCGATGTGTCGATATTGACAACAATCTCTCCGATAGTCTCGTTCTCCACTGTTGGTAGAAACACATCATTGGGCAACATGCGACGGTTGAATCTGCGCCATGTGTACTCGTCCTTACCCTTGCATGAGGACGACACAAAGTCAGCAAACTCTCTGCGCCAATCGACATGTGGCTCAAGCATCTCTGTGATGGCTCGTGGCAAGTCAACGCCCAATCGACCCGCAAGGATTGCGCCTTCTCGGATGGCTCGGTCAATCTTGGCATCCATCTCTTTCATGTCTTCGTCAGTCATGTCGCTTTCAAAGTCATGCTCGTCGAATTGGTATTCACCACCCCCTGAACCATTGGACGGTTTCCCATTCGGGTCAGGGTTACCGTTGCCTCCGCCACCACCGCCTTCCTCATCCTTGAGAATGTTATAGACCTGACGCATGTTCATGTTTTCAAAGCGTGGGTCATACAAGCCACCATCAGGGAGCTTGACCAGCTTCTTGTCTTTGATTGCCATGATGATGCCATTGACGACATAGTCAGCGGCTCGGTTGGCTCTGTCCTTGTTCTCCATGAACATGTCTCTGCCATACAGCATGTGACGCAACACGATGTGTAAGTTCTCGTGCAAGATGAGACCGTTAATCTCTGAGTCCTCTTTGCACATTGCTGTGAGAAAGGCTCTGCCATAACGCTTGTTCACCCCATCCGTATACGCAGTGATGGGCTTGTCCTCCACCGATGTTTCACCCATCATCATCACGCCTGAGTACAGTGCAGTCTCAGGGTGCTTCATCATGGCGATGTGTCCGCGCTTGATGCGGACTTCCTGTGTGATTTCCATTACATCCTCCAAACAAATATATCCATACACAAAACAACCATCGCTACGATGTAGACGATGGTCAACGCAATGCTTTCTCTACTCATTCGACTTCCTCAATGTCCAAGACTTCACTCTCTCCGTCTGCCTTGCTGAAATCGAACTCGGCACACATGAGTCGTTCAGCTTCGTCTCGTGATTCAGCTTCAACTACAACTGTTTGGTAGTACCTGAACACAACTACGCCTCTCCATGTTTTCATACATCACCCCATGTAGATGTGGTTAGCCGCCGCCCACTCACTCAGCTGTTGGTTGTATCGCGCAACGCGAGGCTTACTGCGCATCATCATGGTGAAGAAGATGGACTGAATCTCGCTGTGCTTGATACGGTTGACGAACTCCATGTAGCTGTTCAGGGCATCCTGAGTCTCTATGTTGTCGATGGCTTCGAACAACATCTGAACAAGGACAGCCACCTCATCAGGAACTTTAATCTTGGATGGGTCTTTCAGTACATCCTCATACTTGATGAGCTTGTCCTCGACCGCAATGAACGCCGCCATACTCTTAGCCGCCGCTTCACCAACGATGCCTGACAACGCCACCATCATGCTGTTCTCCGTGTACTTGTGCTTGCGCTCAATGACCACAGATGATTTCGCCAATGACCGAGGGGACACGAACTGCTTGTTCGTTGACGATGGCTTGAAGATGTATGGATTGTCTTGCTGGTCTGGGTCAAGGTATGACTTGAACGCGCGGGGATTCATAGCCGCCCATGCACGAGTCAGGCGGGAGATGTTGTTCTTGTTTGCCCAACGCAACCATTCCTCATGGCTTGGCTTGCTCACATTCAACAAACAGATGCGATTGCCCACATGACCAAGCAAGCTGTCACCCACACCATCCGATGCGTTGTTACTTGTACCGAACAAGAACGAACCCTTGGGCAGTGGCTTGTCACCCGCTGTTCTCTCAAGCATCATCCGTGTGTAGATAATCTGCATGAGCTTCGGGGCTTTGAACGCCTCGTCGAGCATGATGACCTTGGGCTTGTCGTTGTCGAGCTTGAACAGTGACGACACATAGTATTCAAGCGCCTTGGTCTGGTGGTTGGGGATTGATGCCGCGACATCCATCATGTCTTTCACAGGGCAGTCCACGTAGATGTAGTCATACTTGTCTGTGGCATAGTCATCCCCGACCTTGCGCCATTGGTCACCGTTCATTTCAGCAATGCCTGAAAGAACAGACGACTTGCCAACACCAGGCTCTGACACCAAGATACATGTAACTTCATCACCGATTGCGCTGATGATGGACTTGGCTTCGTCGATGGAAACCATTGGGGTGAAATTGATTTTGCTCATTGCATTCTCCAGTTAGTTGTTCAGGGTAAGGTGATTTCTTCGAAAGCCGCCTTGATGCCAGCCTCCGTTGGTTTGATGCTGTATCCGTCGTCGCCGATTCGTACAACAGTCGCGTGACCCATGCCGATGCGCTTCATCAACATGTGTAACAAACTCAGCACACGGCTTAACTCCGTGCGCTTCTCGTGTTCTCTGTACCAGAGGAACAGCAGTACACCGTTCGCTATCGACAGGAAAAGTTCTAAGTCAGTCATTGAAAGTCCTCAGTGGTTTGAATTTACTCAGCATGTCGTCCACGCTGTCCTTGACCTTGCGTCTCTCGTATGCGCTCTCACGCAACTCCTCGGTGGTCACACCGCGCAACGCCTCTTCCAGTTGCAACCGCGCGTCCTCCAATGCGCTGTTATTTGTTAAGTTAAAGTGCTTCAGGGTCTCGCAAAGCTCTTTGGCTTGACTCACAGTTGTGTCGTAAATCTTCTTGCGCTTGGTCTTGCCATCGTCGTTGAACTCAGGTTCAGCACAGGCTGAACTTATGCGTTCCGCAATAGCCAGCAGTCTCTCGCTTGCGTCTGCCATGACATTGTTCACGATGTCCTTGGTCTGGTTGGTGAAGTGACTCTGCAAGTCGTCAGCAATCGCAGACGCGATACCACCTGTGCGGAAGTCGTTCTTGGGTACATCAGAGATGAACTCCTTGATTTGGAACCGTCTGAGAATATCTTTGGGTTCAGGGTAGGATGAACGGTCGAACATATCCCCTTGCTTGAACGCCGCATCCGACACGATGTCAGGGTACTTGGTTATGAAGTTGTTCAGCAGAGCCTGAAACGCAACCTTGTGCTCGTTCAGCTCTTTCATAAACTTCTCGATGTGGAAGGTGGGCAACAACCGAGCCGAACCAGCCCAGTCGTATGTGCATCGCTGAAGCCAGTTATACACGGTCTGCCGATAGTTCAACAGCGCCTTATGTTCTGGTGAGTTGGCGAGCAGGTTCTGCGTGAATTTGCCTGCGTCTGCGCTTGCTCGCTTGGCAGTCGTCACCTCGTTTGAGATGGCGCGGTCTTGCTTGGTCGCTGTCCAGACATTCACCTCCACTGTAACAATCACAGCGGATGATGCCAAGCTGATGAGATGCTTGGGTTTTTCAAGTTCAAAGTTCATAGGTTTCTCCAGTTAAAGTTTCAGGTGACGGTGAATCAGCGGAACATCCCGCCCTTGTTGTTCAGACCCTTGAGGTCTTCCATGTTTGTGATGAGCATGTAGTTGGACTTGTGCATTGGCGCGATGGTGTGCCTACGCGTCTGTGCGTCCTTCTCTCCACAAAACAAACATAGCTGATAGCCAGCGTTCGCACGCTTGGCTGAGTATGTATCGCCACAGCGAACACACAATGGTTTCATTCGGTTAGGCATTCAGTTCTCCGTGAATTGTTATAGGCGATGCGTGACCAACGGCATCGGGCGTAACTCGTAGTGAGACACGACACCCATCTCCTCGTAGTCGCCTTGGATGCACAGGTGCATCTCGTACTCGGCTGTCTGCTTGTCCACATACACACCGACAGGCGCACCATCGCACACCATCACGAACACGACAGGCTGAACAGGCGCGGGGTCAGGCAGTAAGCCATCCGCTATCAGCTCGTCAATCAGAATTGAAATTTGTTTCATCTTTCCCATTGCATACTCCATGTAGTTGAATTTCAGGACACCATGAATCAGTAAGTAACCGCCCTTTGCAATTACTCCCCGACTCAGATATGATTATAACATAACTTGACATATAAACAAAGCTGTTTGATTGACTTTTTTATACATACTCCTCGCCAAAGATATTGCGCATCGGTTCATCGAATGTGATGCGTCTATGCACCATCATCGGGTGCGTGGTCATCGCAACATGCCGACCGCCATCGCGTCTCTCAATGTCGTCATCGTCCTCGCCCACACGCAAGAAGTTGTATGTGCATGGGTTCATCCTCGCGGTGGCGTTCAGACCTACTTTGTACTCAGTCAGCTCACCCTTGGAGAACAAGTACGCCAGAGTAAGTAACGACTCATGGTCATGCACTTCCTCGTAGTTCTCGTACCACTTTACAGACTGCACCTTGAACGCAATCGCTGGAAAGATGTAGCAATCTCCGTCGACAGACAGGTATCCGTTCTTATATATGTCTACACCATGCGTCGTCTGGTCTAACGCGCGTACCATGTCACCCCAAACCTTTTGTCCGTTGATGTTTTCTATCTCATCATTCACGATGGGCTGATTCGATAATGTTCGGGCAGTGGTCAAGAACATGTGGTACTGCGCGGCGTCAGGGAACACTATCACATAAGAAACGTCTGAACGATATCCCATGTCACTCTCCCTTCAGGAGAGCTTCGACTCTCTCGTCTTCAACCTTGTTGTAAAAGGTACGCATCTCGTCCTCGTTGTAGACGAACCGCCCATGCTCATCCCGAAAGCGCCAAAAGGCACACGATACGCAACCCATCTCGTAGGTGCGACAGCGTTTGACAGCGCAGTCTCGGATAAACGAGAACCCCCCGATAGAAACAAATTTTGTTTTCGCCCTTTGGCGAATTGCTCGAACTTTCATGTCAGCCTCCTGTGAATGATTAATTAGATGACATCGTAGCCAGTGCAGAACCTGAACAGCTCTACCTCGTCCATCGGCTCGGTTATGGTCAAGCCCTCATGCTCGTCGTCGATGTCCATGAACTCGTCGTGGTCGTAGCCTCGGTCAAGGAACTCTAAATTCTGTAACAGAACATCGTCAGTCAGACACGCATCTCTTCGCAGTGTCTCGGTCAAGTCCGTGTGCGCAGTGTTGTACGCAGGACGGACGGTCGTAAGGCGCAAAGTCTTGCGCATGGGGCGGTTCAGAACAAAGCCAACTTTCATTGCATTCTCCATTTGGTTGATTGAATTTCATGTCACCGTGAAACGGTAAACAAGCGCGGTCAAAGCATATGCCTCGACCTGTTTCTATTATAACACAATATGCTGATAACACAAGTACTTTGTATTACTTTTTTATACAAGTGTTCAGGGTGGGCTGAATGATAAATTTGGAAATAATACTATACGGTTCTTAATTTGGTGCGATTGGTTCGGAATTGGAATTGTTGGGTTGAAATTGGAATAAATTGGGTGAAATTGGAATCGGGCTGGAATTTTTATTTGTAAGGAAAAGTACTACTGGGGTTGAAAACGGAGAAAAAACTAAACCTATATATAACATATATATAGTAGTAGAAGAAGAATAAATATATTTATTCCAGTATTCCAGAATTCCAGTGCATTTTGTGGGAAGTTGGGAGATATGTGTGGAGTTTTGCGATGCGTGATTTTGCACTAGCTGAAAGAGACGAACGATGTCAAACTCTCTGGAAGCCAAAAAACTTTCTGGAATATTGGAATATTGGAATAAATTGGCGTAACTATATGATTTTAAAGGGAAAAGTCGGTTCCAGATAAATTTGATAAATTGGAATCTTGGAACAAAAACACGCCTGACGATACTTTAAGGTTTGCTTAAAATATCTTGGTTATTGCAAGGCTAGATTTGTTCCAGAAAATTGGAATCGCGTTGGAATTTTGGAATCGCTTTTTGGAATATTGGAATTTCACTGTACCGTGAAACGCTAAATAAGCGCTTGCCCACACGCGCGCGAAGACAAAGAACTGGCATCAGGGGGTCTGGGCGAAAAAAAACCCAGCCCGATTTCTCGGACTGGGCTTGGTGGTTACTTGTTCAGAGTATCCATGAAGGCTTGTATTGCCATTCTTGTTTTCAGTTCGTTGGCTGTTGCGTCTTCCCTTGCAACCGCATTCTTGCATCGTGTTTTGATGTTATCCATCGTCTTTTCGATGAAGGTTGCGAAGTTGTCGGACTGTGTCCTAGTTCTTGTTTCAGGGTTCAAGTCCCGAACCGCCTTTTTCAAGTCCTTCATTCGATTAGAAGTGTACTTGTTGAACTTGTCCCGAACTCCCTTGATGACGCCATGTTTAACTGGGTCTTCATTCTTCAACTGACCAAAAGCCTGTTGACTATATGACAAGGCAAAGGCAAGGGTTGCAACAAAACCGCCACCCTTTTTTGGAACCCATTCGGTCGAGTATTCAGTAGCAGGATTGAGTTCCTGCCAACGAACCGCCCAACCTTCGGTCAGTTCCGCCTTGACTTCTTTTGGAACATCGTCCAAGAAGTTCGGGCACTGGGTGACTATGAACTGCGCCACTGTTGCCATGCGCTCGCTGAGGGTTGCCGAAATGATGGCTGCGTCCTTGAAGGACTTGACCACAAAGTTTTGCTTTGCATTCATATGCATATCTCCGATAGAAGTGTTAAAGAACATACCGCTTGACCTGATTGTCATGCGGTAAGAGAATTATATAACAACTATTTAATGTTTCACGCTACCCTGAAACGCTATACAGGCGCTTGCCATGCACGAGCTTGCACACGCGCGACGACATATAACTGGCATCAGGGGGGAGGCAGATATTTTGGGCCAAAAAAAACCCCGCCGAAGCGGGGCATAAAACTATTAGCTAATTATTTTTTGTTGTAGGCAGTCCAGAACGCATCTTTCGCCATGCGGTAATTGATTGGCGATGCTGTGGCGTCTAACCTAGCTTCAGCATTTAAAACCCGTTTGTCGTATGTGGCGAACATCTCTATCAACGCATCGACAAAATTCTTATTCCCCGTGCGCGCTTTGCTCTTACCATCATTCATAAGAGTACGGGCCGCGAGTTTCAGCGCCACAATATTATTGTGGGAATACTTGCTGAATTTGTCGCGCATCGGTTTCACAATGCTGTGCAATTGCGGGTCTTTGTTTTTTAATTGACCAAACTCTTGCTGTGACATTGCAAAGCAATACGATAACCCGATGCGGATTGATTTTTCTGGCGCGACATTTTTCAATTCAATAGAGTTACCCATTGGAATGTATGTGCCGCCATCGCCCAATTTGTAGAATTGGTCGCCCCACAATTCAGTAGCACGCAACATGAAACCCGCATTTAAATCGGCCTTCAATTCTTTGCTCACCTCATCGGGAAATGATGAGTCATTGTCCATAATGTATCGGGCGATACTTGCGGAGGTTTCACCAGCACGGGCGAATTTGTAGGCCGCATCTTTTACAGATGTGGGCATGATGGCATCTACGGCCATCGCGGTTTTTGTCTTTGCGTTCATTGCAAACTCCAAAAAAGTTAAGAAACACCGCAAACCGAATTGCTTGCGGTGATTGAATTATATACCATCCTAGCGCTTAGATATAGTTTCAGCGTACTATGAACGCTTAAACACGCGCTTGCCATACGCGCCCAGCTTACGCGCGACGACGAATAACTGGTATCAAAAGCGCAGGCGAAAATAAAAAGGGGACCGAAGTCCCCTTGTTCAGTAGCGCTTACCACGCAAGTGCGGTGGTGTGCTAGCTATCTCTAAGTCACGTTGGAAAGTAGCTTCCAAGTGTTTTTTCATGTGCCGATAACGCTGAACCACTTCCCTGATTTGCTTGACCCAACCGTACGCGTATTCGTCACGATATTTCAGGTCAACGAATTGCGCTGATGTCAGGCTCATCGCAAAGTCAATATCCGTTTGTTCATCAAAAAGATTTAATTGTGTCCACATTTTGCATTCTCCAGAAATGCGGGGCTTTCGCCCCGCGGGTTAATTAAGATTCGTCGCCCATGAATACCAAGTCTTGTGCTATCCATTCGGCGCGCAATAGTGTGGGATTGATATGTTCATTCACACTTAGGAATTTACCAAACACCTCATTGCATTCGTCACGACTGCACCAAGACTTAGCTAGTGTGACACGCTTCATGCGGGGCTTGGTGGTGGGCAGTGCTACTGCCATCTTGATTGTGAGCATTCCGTCCATTTGCATTCTCCGTTTCTGCTTTGCACTATTGCATCGCATTGGAATTAGTATAACACAAACTTGACATATACGGGTATCGCCTATGACTTTTCTAGGGCATGGTGTAGGCAGACCCCTACCCCCCAGATTCCCAAATGGGTCCCCCTCCCGCCCACTACACCATGACTCACACAAATAACTGATATAATTTCCAAAGTTGGTGTGGCGAAAGCCTGAGACTGATAACCTGCGTTAATGTTCAAGGCAGGACACCAATTCCCTTCTCGTTGCCTCTCCTTTGACCCCCCTCCCCGGGGGTCTTTTTTTGCTCGTCTCTTTGTCTATTAGGGTTTATCCTAATACCCCCCGGGTAGGAATCCTACCTCCTCGGCAAAATACGTGGTATATTCCGTCAACTTTGGAGTGCCACCTTCCTCCCAATGCAAGATTTGATTCCAGAGATAGACTCTCATGTCCCGCTCCCAGCGTCTGCCACTGACGCTATGCCCGAGCTGTCTCCGCGCGAAGAATTAGATATGCGGGCAAGGACTGTCAAGCTCATAGCAGACCTGACAGGCACACCGATTGACCCAAACGATGAAGAACGCCAGCAGGCGGTCGAGATTGCCCAGAGCATGATGGGCGACCAAAAGCAAGTTCCCACTTTATCCACGTATCCCAACGCCACAATTGCATATTTGGCCGGGATGGTCGCGCAGCATGACACGATGGTGGTCAAAGAGCTGGCTGATTTGAAGAAGTTTGTCGTGAACAAGCTGGTGGCCGAGACAGATCACCCCGATGCCAAGATTCGGCTCACGGCACTGCGTGCTTTAGGGGAAGTTGACGGGGTCGACGCCTTCAAACGCCGCTCTGAAGTCACTCATAAACAGCAATCTATTGAAGAAGTCGAGAAAGAACTGCTCGAAACGCTTGCCAAACTCGAAAAACGCACAGTTGACGTACAAGCGGTCGAGGTTGTACGGTGAAAGTCAGTCGAGAACAGATAGAAACCCTGAAAAACCTGTTGCCAACAGCGTCAAATGACGAAAAACGCAAGATTCTTGAGCTTATAAAGGTCTGGGACGCCCAGTCCGTGCAGAATTTGGGCAAAGATAACCTATTGGAGTTCGCAGATCATGTATACCCGGGCTATAAAGTTGGTCCGCATCATCGTAGACTCGCTAAAATCTTTGAAGACATCGCCAACGGAAAGAAAAAGCGTGTCATTGTTAATATTGCACCTCGACATGGCAAGTCTGAACTCATTTCCTATCTTGCGCCAGCATGGTTTTTGGGCAAATTCCCCCATAAGAAGGTCATTATGGCGTCTCACACAGCAGATTTGGCTGTTAATTTTGGTCGCCGCGTTCGTAATCTTGTGGGTTCAGATAACTATAAAGACATTTTTTCGGACGTAGAACTGCAATCTGACAGTAAATCAGCTTCAAGGTGGGGGACAAATGCTCAAGGTGAGTACTTTGCAATCGGTGTTGGTGGTGCTTTGGCTGGTCGTGGCGCTGATCTCTTTATCATTGATGATCCTCATTCCGAACAAGAGGCAAAAACTGGGCGACCTGATGTTTTTCTGCCTGCTTGGGAGTGGTTTCAGTCTGGCCCTCTCCAGCGTCTTATGCCTGGCGGTGCAATCATCATTGTGATGACACGGTGGTCTAAGCTCGATTTGACGGGTCAGATCGTGAGCCAGATGGCCAAAGAAGAGGACGTAGATGATTGGGAGATCGTAGAGTTCCCGGCCATACTGAACGATAAGCCCTTGTGGGGTGAGTTCTGGACACTGGAGGAGTTGCTGTCCAAGAAGGCAGGTATGGACCCCCGGTACTGGCAGGCCCAGTACATGCAGAACCCCGTATCAGAAGAAGGCGCGCTGATAAAGAGGGAGTGGTGGCAGATATGGGACGACGATGCCCCACCGCCCCAATGTGAGTTCATCATCATGAGCTTGGATGCTGCGCAGGAGGCCAACACTCGGGCTGACTACAACGCACTCACAACGTGGGGTGTGTTCTACAACGAGAACACGAACAACTACAACATCATCCTGCTCAACGCCATCAAGAAACGCATGGAGTTTCCGGACTTGAAGAAGATGGTGCTGGAGGAGTACAAAGAGTGGCAGCCGGACGCGTTTGTGGTGGAGAAGAAATCCAACGGGGCGGCTCTGTACCAAGAGTTTAGGCGCATGGGAGTGCCTGTTGGGGAGTTTACGCCGGGTAAAGGACAGGATAAGATTGCCCGCGTGAATGCTGTCTCTGACTTGTTTTCTTCGGGGATGGTGTGGGCACCGGACCGCAGATGGGCCAGAGAAGTCATCGAGGAGTGTAACGACTTTCCAAGCGGTACGAACGATGACTTGGTTGACTCAACCACACAAGCTCTGGCGCGATTCCGTCAAGGGGGTTTCATCAGGCTGCCAAACGATGAGCCTGATGAAGTTCAGTATTTTAAAAGTCGCCGCTCAGAGCGGTACTACACAGTTTAAGGATGGATATGGGGACACAAAGTTCAGTAACAGAAGAACGGGTTGGGTTTTTAACACTGACAGATGCTCAAATCTTTTGGGCTTCTCTTGAAGACCCAACTCAATATCACATCGCCCGCGTTGTACAAAATCAACTCTACGGGGGCGTGCTGGCGTACCTCGTAGAAAGAAACAAGGATTAAAAATGGCAATCAGTAAAGGCTTATACGCAGCACCACAAGGGCTTGAAGAACTCATCCCGGAAGGCGCACCTGACATCGAGATTGAGATCGAAGACCCCGAGTCAGTCAACATTGGTCTGGGTGACATAGAGATTGATCTCAAACCGCAGAAAGAAACAGCCGATACGTTTGATGCCAATCTTGCCGAGTACATGGACGACAAAGAGTTGGCCATGCTCAGTTCTGATCTGATTGATGACTTCGATAAAGACACGATGGACCGCAAGGACTGGATCAAAACATATGTAGAAGGTCTGAAGTTGTTGGGCCTGAAGTATGAAGACAGAACAGAGCCTTGGCAAGGGGCGTGTGGCGTGTTTCACCCCATGCTCACAGAGTCAGTTGTGCGCTTTCAGTCAGAGGGCATAACTGAGACGTTCCCTGCAATGGGGCCTGTGAAGACAAAGATCATTGGCAAAGACTCACCAGAAGCTGAAGACGCAGCCGCGCGCGTGCAGGAGGACATGAACTATCAGCTCACTGAGGTGATGGTCGAGTACCGGCCAGAGCATGAGAAGATGCTGTGGAACTTGCCCTTGGCTGGTTCAGCGTTCAAGAAGGTGTATTACGACCCAAGTAAAGGTCGTCAAGCCGCGGTATTTATCCCCGCTGAAGACATCGTTGTGCCGTACGGAGCCACGAGTTTAGAGACAGCAGAGCGGGTTACGCACGTGATGCGTAAGACGAAGAACGAAGTGTTGCGATTGCAGAATGCTGGGTTCTATGCTGACGTAGAACTGGGTGACCCCGGCTATGAGTTG